GGTTCTGGTTTGGGGGTGGGTTTCTTAGCTGCCATTACAGTCCTAACAGGGAACGGATTTGTGCTTGAACTTCGTCGGTTGCGTTGTTGTAAGCAGTTGCGGTTGCGGAGCGTTCTGCTTCGTTGGCTTGATTCAGATTGTGTGAGTGAACATCGGTTAAGACTTCATCCAGGATTGTCTTGTACGATGCCGCTATCTGTGCATTGGTCGATTTGGCTAGCGGCGTCCCTAGTGGGTTCTCCGCTGCTCTGCGGTTGTTTTCTTGGTTGATTGCATACAGAGCGGCTCGTTTGTCAACTTGCGTTGGTGAGCCACCGACTGTGGTTGTGAGGGACAGTGCCATGATTGGTTCCTTATGCTGCTACGCAAAGCACTTTGTACGTTGTGCCTGCTGCATCACGAAGTAAAAGGGTGTGGGTGGCTGTTGGCGTTTCTGCTACGGCATTGGCAGCAGTTTGTAGCTTGCCTTGGATATTGCAGAAGTCGGAATCGTCGGCAAGTCGGGCTTGGAGGACTGCGGAGGAGCGTTTGAGGGCGGGGAAGGATGAGGTTGCTCCGCCAAATGTCACTAAGCCGTTTTGCTCGATCCCGAGTCGCTCTGCAACTGTTAGCGAACCATTCGGAGTCGTGCCAAATATTAGTCTCGTACCAACAGCACTGGATGAATGCACTTCAGTCGATAAGGCTCTTACATAACCAGACAATGTAAAAGCACCAGCAGCAGTACACGCAAAAACCTGCAATCCACCTAGTGCGTAGCTAGCCGCATTAACTGGTGCATTGGCCCTAGACCGCATTGCAGACATTCCTGGAAAATAGGAATTGTCTGTTGTCGCGGAGACTTCGCTGAAGTGACTTCCCAGAGTTAGTGAACTTGGCAGGGTTGTTGTTGGAATTGCACCATACGTTTTTGAAAACAAATTCATTGCTCTCGCACTTGCCCCAACTTGCTCCATTCCAATCTCAAAAACATTTGAGGCCCATCGTATGACTCCCCGTTCGTACACTGAACCGCTGGTATAGGTTCCGTAGATGTTCAGCGTCTGGGCGTTGGTGCTGTTGCGGAGGGCTAGGGTGTTGGCGGCATCGCGAACCTGAATAACATCAGCGGTCCCACCTGCCGATGTCGCGGAAAACGCAAGGTACGAAGTAGCGGGTACGATAATTCCATTTGCTGATATGCGAGAGGCGGGAATACCAGACGAGCCACCCAAGTAAATGAAACTGCCATACACCCCTCCGTTAACAGGCAATTCGATATTACCTGCTTTATCCACACTAAACACACTCGTCGTTCCACTCGCCCCGGCCAGGAACTCCAAGAACTTCGTCGTAGCTCCACTGGCCGTATTCGACATTGCTACTTTGATAATCGACGGATTGCCCGTTGTGTTGAGCGTCCCCGCAATATCAATAGCCGACTGTGCAGCGGTGCCAGTGAGGGAATAGCCAGTGCCAGAGAGTAGTGGAGTGTTGGCAACACCTGCAATGTTCAGTGAAGGTACGTTTAATCGTCCAGCAGCATTGCGGGAGATTAGAGCGTCGGCATAGCCAAATGATTCACCATTGGCAATTGCTGCTAGGCCAATGTTGGTACGCATCGCTGCCAGGTCAGCAGATTTTAGAAAGGTATCAACAGCAGTTACAACAGTTGCCATAATTAGCTCGGCTCGTAATAGTAAGTTGTTCCATCTGGCTCGTAGTACGGTGTAACGCCATCTGGCTCATAGTAGATATTGGATGGTGTAGGCGGCGTACCCCCACCGCTCCCCGCGCCAACCGCAGGCCGCACCGTGGCCGATACCGTGCTTGTGACTGTGCTGCTAGCGATGCCGCTCATACGGTGCCTCTGCCTTCTCGATTCACCGTATCGTCAAGCCCGCGCAGGTGTCGCAGTTCATCGCGCAACATGCTGATTTCCTCTCGGCGAATAACACGCTCCTCGCGTATCGTCTGTGCAAAATCCTTGCAAATGTTTTCCATTACCTTTGACTGCCGGTCCGCTAATGCGTCCATGCGAGCCAAGGTTGAATCGTTCATCTTGGGAAAGCTGACTGTGGTGGTGTAGTAGAGATACCACCCCAGCACACCGGCCACCCCAAGACTCGCGACTATTTGCATTATTGGTTCCACGGTATCCATTGGACCTTCATGGTTGTTATTCAGGATGTGAGCCACAGGATAAAACAGAACAGGGCTACAGCAATCGCGACTGGATAGAGGCAGCCATGCCGGAAATGCTTTCTGTGCATTTGCTGGCGCATCCTGCGTCCGTATTCATCCTCGAAATCGGCATTCATGCTAGCCACCAAACAGCGAAATCAACTGCAAGATCAACGGCATTAGTCGCTCAATAAACGTGATGATTCCATCCCAGTCGACCGCAGCCTGCACGCCATCGGGCGAGACGATTACAACTTGCTCCGCGTACATTTTCTGGACGGTCGCATCAATGATTTTCTCGCGTCGCGCGTCGTTCCACCAACCGCCTTTCATCACACGAGCAATGCGACGCTTGTCACCACGACTGAGCTTGTCCGACTTCTCTGATTGCTCGACGATGGACTTGGCAACTTCATCGCGAAACGCTTTCACCGATAGTGTGGCATCGTCGGAGATGGCCGCAAAAGCGCCGGCTGGAACATCAGCGGTAACTACGGCGGCAGGGGCTAACGTGTCCTCTTGGGCGAATGTCGTACCCGCAAACATCAGGCACAGAGCGAACGTAAGTAAATAGTTCAAGTAGCGAATCATTAGTGGTCCTTTATCGAGTTGGAAAAATTTGATTGCCATGCGTTGGCGCTAAATCATGCAAAATCAACGCCTCTTCGGTGGTCAGTCCGTTGACTTGCTCACGTCTAAATCCATGCTTAGGCTCGACCAAATGCTGCTTGACGTAGCTTGGTGCAACATCGGCATAGACGGGACCTTGCCATCCACCAGGACGTGCCTGCTGAATCAACACCCGCAGTTCGGCTGTGCTGTACATAGCCCCAGGGCTTCGCCATCCATTGCCTCTCCATCCATCGCTTTTTGCAGTAACCTGCCCTACTCTGCGAAGGTATCCACGTAAGACACCATGCGACATGAACCCGCTGTGCGTGTAGCATTTATCGCCGATGCAGATACGGAAGAACGGAGCGGAGCTTGCGCTTGTCAACGGAGCTTCGATAACCGTCCAGCCTTGCGCCCGCAGTTCCCTGGCTTCGTTTGCTTTCCATTGCTCGCACGGAGCGCAACCAGGGAGGGTTTCAATCGTGATCACCGCGTAAGGCTTGGTAGACTTGGTTGGCTTCGCGGCCGGCTTCGACACCATGTTGGCCGGCGCGTACTGCTGCTTTGGCTTCGCCGGTTGAACTTGCGGCCGTGGTGGCTGACTGACCGGCACTGCCTCCAGCACAGACACTCGCTGCTCAACGGAATCAAGCCGTTTGTCTTGCTCAACGTCGATCGACGATGCGCGGAATACCCGCTCTTGAGCCACGCTCGGCAACGATGCGATAGCAACCAGAATGAGCACTAAGAATCGCATATTACACCTCTGGCTTTGGCGAAAGTATGAATTTACCCAGCGATACTTCGCCCGCAAACGCTTCAAATTCGCCCACGAATCGCAGCTTGCCCGGCGGAATCGGGTCGCCTGGATCGGGTGGCAACGGCGTGTGCGGTCGCGGACGGAATATGTCATCCAGCGAAGGAGCCGACTTGCCCGACAGCTTGTAGCCCTTCGCCTTCGCGGCTGCCAAATCAGTCGCGTTGGGGTAGCCACGGCTTGCGATCGACTTGTTGTGAATGCTCGGGTACATCAGCGCAGACGGGTCGTTGTTGTGGTCCAGTCCCAGTGCGTGCCCCACCTCGTGCGTTGCCACCGGACATCCCAGCGCGATAGTCCACTGGCGATCGTTGTCGTATGCCTGCTCGAGTTGCTCTGAACAACTTCCATTGGTCAGAAACGACCAAGCCAGCGTTGTACTCCCGAGCCGCTTCAGCCCCGCGTAAATGTGGGCTCCGTTCTTTTTCCCAACCGCGTCCGAGATGATTTCAACATCCTCTAACGCATACGTCCAGTTGTTGGACATGGCAATAAAAACCTTGTCCGTGTCGGCTTCCGACAGCCCGGGCAGGGTCTTGAAGCTACGGCTAAACTTCAGCTTGCCGCGGCAACTCGTCGGGAAGCTGGCTTCCATCTGCGCCCGCATCACGCCCTCGGGATACGGGTAATCGGGGAATCCGCAGCGAGGCTCACCAATCAGCTTGATTGCCGATGGTGCGGCCGGGTCCGCGTCCTGCTCACCCGTCATGAATTCCACGTAAGATTGAATCGCAATCTTCACCACCGCATCGTGCAGCGCCAGCGTTGGCAACTCAGCCAGCGTTACCCCAGTCGGATACTTCGGATTGTGAAAATGCCCCAGTTCGTACAACCGTGTGATTACTTCCAGCGATGTCACTGTTTCGCTCCGTCGATTGCGAGGTTCGTTCTCCGAGCGATTTCCACCATCTGATCCATCGTCAGTGCCGTAGCACCATCGCAGGCCAGCTCAATACCCTGCTGCACGCTCAACAACACCCGCTCAATCTCCTTGGCATCACCCAGCTTGCCGCGTTGCTTCAGGTCCGTGAATTCCTCAGTGAGCTTATCCCGAAACCCCGACCAGTTCTTGGCCGACTGAACAACACCCAGACCGCTATCGGTAGCCTGTTTGAGCGGACTCCACACCGACTCCGCGGTCAACGTCCCATCGGACAAAGCCCCGCGAATGTGAGCGTACACCGCAGCGATCGCTTGGGCCGATGCCGTGTCGTCAACGATCAACGCCCAGGCTTTGGACTTCGCCACCAGCTCCTTGTCGATAGACGGCGCGTCAGGCTCGTTGGGGCCGGGAGGAGTCTGGCCGGCCGTCAGGTCGATCACCGTCTTGATCTGGACGTAGGACGGGGCACCCGACGCGTCGACCACGGTGAGAAAATATCCAGCTGGAGTGATCGTTAGCGGGCTGTCTGACTGCGCAGAAACAACAGAAAAAAGCAGCAATGAGAGCAATAACGATTTTACTTGTATCACCACACCCGCCTTCGATGTTTTGCCTCAAACAGAATTTGATTCACCCGCTCCGGATCTTCTTTCGTCAGCGTCTCCCGAAACAGTTTCGACCGCACTACGATTTCACCATCCTCAGTTCGCACACGCAACACGTCGCCGACTCGCGACCAACCCTGGACCATCGCCCATTGCTGTGCGTTCCACCGCTTGTACCGACTATCCCAGTCCCATGCGATCACCTGCGTGAACTGGACGCACTCCGCTGGCTGATAGTGATTGATTTCGACGAGATCACAGCGTGGAAGCGTGCCACCGCTGGCGAATGCAGAGATTGCGAGCAGTAGCATCGATGCCATAGCCCAGCCTGGAATCAAGAGAGATTGGCCAAAAACCAATCTTCAGGCTAGCGACCGCAGATTTATTTTCCAGAGTCTTTATCTGGTCCATCTCTACCGGTAGAGATGGCCTCCGAAAATACTTTAACTTTTTCCGAAGTAGTTACCCGCGCCCCGCAGTGCAGGCACTCCCGCCGTCGCTCGAACTCGTCTGCCATTGGCCGACGGTACAGCGTCCGCCACTCGCTGTGACCGCACTGATCGCAGATGATGCCGCTTACGTCCGCCATGACTAGCTTGGTCCTTCTTCTTGCCATCCGTCACAATTGCCATCTGCGTCCCATGCTGTCGTGTCGGGCGCTCCGCAATCCATGTAGCCGTGCTCTAACTTCCAAAATCGACAATTGCGACAACTCTTCCGGTCCTCTGGCTGCTCGTCGGCCTCCACAAAGCCGCCCGTCTCTGGATCGCGTGCACTCATCAGTCCACCTCCGTGATTTCGATAACCAACTTGCCTGGCTTGGACGGCTTCACCCGCTCGATCGACAGCCGAGCAATTTGGAAGTCATCCTCATACACCCCAGCCTTCGCTAGACCGTCAAGTACAGCTTTGAGCAGATTATCCAAATCTCGACATTTCAAATCAGGCGGCGTGGCAGTAATCGATACCGCCAACTCCCCGCGGAGGTTGCGACGGGAACCGCTGGTCAGCACAGCGATGGCGACTGACTGCCGATACATCTTGGCTTTGGCAGTCAAGCACATTCCACCCTTGCGTGTCCGTACCCAGTAGTGATTGACCGTCGGTGGCCAGGCTAACTCGATGCGATAGGGCGTCATGGTCCCTCCAGCTTCGCGATTGCTTCAAGAACACGATTGCGGCTTTGATTCATCTCGCCATCGCTTAACGTCTTTCTATCGGCGTCGAACTTTATGCGATAAACCTCCTTCGTATCGGTTGCGAATGTTGTTGCAACCATCTTTCCGTGGATCTCGGAGTGACACCACTTGCATACCACAGCCACGTCCTCTGGCAATTCCGATCCAACCCTGGAGTATTCCTTGTGGTGCACGTGAATTGCATCAGAGTGAAAATACTCTTGGCATCGCTCGCACTGAAACACAGTTCGTTTCGACTTTGACTTAACCCTCGCCATCGTGTGCCGACGAGTCTTTTTCCAGTCATCGCTCTCAAGATAAGTTTGATACTTCACCACGCTTTCTGTCCTCCCTGATTTTACGCGCCCGCTCAAGTTCAGCTTTCAACTTGTCGTCGACACCCACCTTACCGCCCAATTGCGACGATGGTGGCTTGCGTGAATCAACGCGATTCAACCACGACGTAAGAAACTTTTTCATCCCAACAGGGGCCCGCGGCCTGCGAGACTTATTGTCCCTTAACCATTGCGCCGCCTTGAGAAGTTCTGGACGAACATCGAATCCGTAAGTCGCAACGTACTCGGCAAGCTTTTTTTCCGGTAGATGCCACGGTCCCGTCTGTGTCGCAAACACAAATCCAGAATCGTTGGAGGGTGGCGAACTTTGTTCGTCACAAGAAGTATCTTTAGATACTTCTAAACTCTTCTCTTCTCTTCTCTTCTCTGGTAACACATTTTGCGTTACATCTGTAACGTGTTTTTCGTTACGATGTTTTGCCACTCTTTCCTTGGTTTCTGCACGTTTTTTAGCGGTTTGGCCATTGTGCTCGGCGAATCGGGGGAACGAAAGGGAGTTGCCTCTGCCTTCGAGCCAGCCGACTTTGCGGAGTGCATCGCAGAAACCTGTTACACGTGTGAAACGATCGAGTGTTACATCTGTAACGCGAATTGCGTTACCGTCGAGCGTGTGAGAATCGGCCCACGCCCAGACCTTCCACAGACAACCGACGACATGCAATTCGCTAATCTCCAACAACTCCGACATCTCAAGCACTCGAGGATCGGTGTCTAGGTTGATTCGCATTTTGATCCAGTCGCCAGCCATCGTGTCACCTTCGCCCATCCGTTACTCGGGCCGAAATTTCCTTGCCTTATCCAGTATCACTTGCGGCAGTGGGATATTCCCCACCAGCTTTCGCAGGTCGTAGTAAGCGGCCTGTTCCGACGCGCGGCGATGCAGGGCCCGTTGATCAGGTGTCAGCAGGTCATACTCCAGCAGCGTCAGCCCATCGAACTCACGCATCGCCGCCCGCTCCTCCCACAGTTCAATCAGCTCGTCTTCGGTGTACTCAGCCATCAATGACCCAGTGCACATTTACGCGGATCGTCGTCAATCCAAATATCTATCTTGTGCCCGTGTGACCGCATGTAATCCACCTTACTCGACAGAGACGTGTAATACACAGGCAAATCAATTCCGTGCGCGCGCATCCAGTCGTCAAGTATTTCAACATTTTCAAGCGTGCCACGGCGCGCCGTAACACACACCACGCGATGCCCCGACATCCGAGCCAGCGACACGAACTGCTCCCACAAATGCGGGGCAGCCGTCAACGTGTCGTCAAAGTCAATCGCGATGGTTAGCATTACTTGATTCGCATCCCATCGGTCGTCTCGCGCTTGCGTGGCTTCATGGGATTGCAGCCTAATACTTCACAGAGATGGCGTTCGATTTTCGTCAGATACATCGCTACCATTTCTCGGGAGAATTCCGCGGGCGTAGCGTCCCGAGCGAGATCCAACGCGACACGTACCTCCTCGAGCAATTCATCAGCTAACGATGATGCCTTGACCTGGCGTTTCGAATCCAGTTTCTTTATTCGATACTGCACGGTCAAACCGCCACTATCTTTCGCGGCCTTACGTTTCTCGGCTCGCGTGCCAAAGCTGCCACGCTCAACCATTCTTCGCAGCGTATCCTTCAAATTCTGATCGTCCGCGTCGGTATCAAATTCCTCTGCGATCTCTTCTAGCGTGTGCCAATTCCAGTCTGCAAACTTGCTAACAATTTGGTCGCCAATCTGCCGCGCGGGTGTCTTAACTACCGTCTCGCAATTTTCTTCCATCAGTGCCAACACATCGCCGAATCTGCGAGTCTCCTTACGACCCTTGGTTTGTTCCCAGTATTTTCTAAACGCTCGCTCCGTCAGATTCGACGGGATTTCGTGATTACACCCAGTGGGTGTAAAGCGCAAAAAGCGTCCAAATAGCAACAGTCGTTGAACGTGCTGCTGCGACTTGCCAACTTTGTCGGCAATCATCTGTTGCGTCCATTGCGACTCTTCGAATAGACTCGCGATGGCTTGGTCGCGTTTAGCAACCACCGTCACCACACCGGCACGAAACTGATCGTGGATATGCGTCCACTTGGCTTCAAACTTTTGCTCTTCCATCATGATCTCACCATAAAACAGCGCGGCTCGGGTTTAATGAAAACCCGCCCAACCGATTACCCGGTTGGGCGGGCGCATGCTAAAGGTCGACTTAGGCAACTAACTCTGGGAATGGCTTGCCCTTGGGATGCTGGAAACGTCCCTTCGGCAGTGTGCCTTCCGAGAAGCAGTTCCACGCCTTGGCACAAATGCCGTAGACCTGAGCCGCCTTTAACTTTTTCCTCGAATCCTTCTCGTCTCGGTCGCTGGTCAACTGTTCACTCAGCATTCCCTCGACAGAGCCTTCATCAACTCCACCCTTGGCGACATTGGACCAGAACGTACGCGCTCTGGATTCGCTCAGAATGTACGTACCATACATCGCGGCCACCACTTGGTCACGCTGCATTTCCAAACACTTCGACGTGAAAACCGTCTCACACCAACAAATGAAACCGTGGTAACTGTTATTGGAAAACATCTTCCCAATATCGTCACCCGTTGGTGCGGCCTCACCGTCGATCGTCCGCAGATACCAAGAAATCCCCTTGACAGCCTGCAGCGCGTGCTTTCGATTCACGTTCTCCAGACCATCAAACAATCCCTGATACGCCCCGGCAATGTCCAGGGAACTACGGCACGACTGCCGCGCATCAAACTGGCGAAATAGCATCGCCAAATCATCCGCGTCGGTCGCCGCATACGTGTCAACGTGCGCCGTAATCCCTTTCGGAAAATCTCCGTTCGAATCACACAGGGCGTGCGAAGAATGTTGACCATTCATCCGCACCAGTTTGCCCTTGAACTCAGCCACAGCCCAACTCGGTGGAAGGAACAGCCCCTCGACAATCTTTCCACGCAGGAACTTGACACGCTTGGCATCAAACTCTCGCTCCGTTGGCGAAGGTGTCATATCGCGATGCTGCAACGCAACATCTCGAGTCAACTTCACCGTCTCTGATTTCTTTAATGAAATCGCCATTACACTATGCTCCAAATGGAGAGTAAAGTGTTTGATTGCCAGCGACATGCCGACAAACATTGACACTGAAAACCCTAACTAACGAACATCAACCCAATAACAAGTAGCACGCTGGCCAGTCACATCACAGCACTTCGTACCCGCCTCGACCACAAACCCAAGCCGAACGCATTCCTTTGCCCGCTTCCGCACGCTCTCACGAATCGCCACATCGGCCACGGCCGCGATCTCCTGAGCCGTAGCGGGCCTGCCTAACTCGCGCAGGCACCGCACGAACTCAGCCCTACGTCCCGCTAGCTTCGGCTCCTGCGCCGTAGCCGCTTCGACGCTGGTCGGCGGATCGTTCTTTCTTGCGATCGCGGATTGATCGAATAGGCTCAATTGGCACATACCATTCCTCGCTTTCGACTTTCGCCACCACCGCCGCGGACACCTCGAACCTGCACATTGCACACTCAAACCGCACACCATCGACATGCGTCACCATCCGGCTACCGCAGCCGCCGCACACCGGCCGTCGGTAGACTATCGCAAAACGCAACATATATTTATCCCGTCGCCAATAAGGAGGTCGAACTGATTAACAACGGGAATGGACAGCTACACCGCTACCCAATAACTTCACCGTCCACCGGTTCATCCGCGTCGGCCTCCACTGGCAATTTGCTGCCTGCCACCCGCGCGTAAATGTTCCGCAGCACTTTGGATTTTGCTTTGCCCAACACCGCATCCACACCCATCGCCGAATTGACGCGAATCGGCAAACGATAATCGGACGACTCTTCCTTTTCCCACGTGATCGCATCGTGCGCGCCGTTGTAATGCCACTCCGCCCGAGCTGGCACCAACGCTCCGCCTTCCATGTTTTGTGGCACACCGATCTGAATCTTCAAACCGGTCAGACCTGGCAACTCCGCACACAACCGCTCGAACCCTTCCTTGGTCACGTACAAATTGCCCGCGATAATATTGATCTCATTCCCCGTTACCCGCAGCCCACGCATAAACGCCTGCACCACGCAATCGCGGACGACAGCCACCGGATACCCACCATCCTTCGCCTTGTCCGTCTTGAACCCCAGCGGCGAATTCTGCAACTCCATAATGTCTTTCATCACCGCATCGGATAGCAGCGATTTAAACTGCTTGACCGACCTGGCCACAATTAACGCCTTGACCGCCTCGTTTTTCCCCGCGTCGACCAACTGGCGACTACACGCTTGGCTGGTTCGGTCGAGTGCCAACATCGTCTGAAGATCGCTCTCCGGTACGATCACATCCGCCTTGATCAGATCCGTTTTCGTTGCTGTTGCGTTTGCCATTTACAATTCCCAGTAATTGAATAATTCTTGAAAGTCTCGCCGCACCACACGGCTCGTACGTCATCGGGCATACTGCATATCCATGCGTCTCATGTGCCACAAATCGCTTTGCATCGCAGCCACCTGGACAGCAGCCGCGACGCTCAGTCGCCTCCCTGTTTTTCTTCAGCCACGCCACCACCGCCAATCGATCCATCATCGTGTCCTGCTGATACACACCGGTGGTGCGAACCAGCAATTCCCCCCGCGCCGCATCGTTGATCAGCATTTCGCTTTTGCTCCTCTATATCCCACAGCCACAGGCTCACCAACTCTCCTACCGTCCGGTCAATCGTCTTGGCCTTCGCCTCAATCCGCTCGTACAACGAATCCGGCACCGGTACGCGAATCTCTTTCATGAGTCATACCCCGCCGTATCGCGAATCATCTCATTGATAATCAGCGCGTCGCCGTACGTCAGATCACCACCCGACGCGACCACCATCTTCGCGACCGTCCGAATCGCCGCCTTGACCTCGCTGTTGTAAAATACCCAGCGATACGTTTGCCCAGAATCGCTGACATAATCAACGATGCACAGCGTTTCCTGTCGCACTCTCCGGCGACACACAAATAGGTCACTAACGCGATTTCTCATGGTGCCAAAATCCCTGCAGCAAACACCCCGTTCCGATAACGATCAACACTAGACTCGTCAGCATGATGATTTCCTCCAACACTATTCACCACCGTTCCACGCCATCGCAATGGCTCGCCGCACCCGCACTCGCAGATCGTGCGTCAATTGTTCCGCATCAAACGGATGGCCCTCGCCCAACGCCGCATCATCCCATTCCGCCGGATACTGACCCAGCGATGTATGAGCCATGTGCGTAATCATCCGCGCCGCCTCTCGCTCGCCAGCGTCGAATACCTCGGACAAATTCGTCTGGTCAATTCCAGCCTCCCGCGACAGGCACGCCGTTCGATAATGCAATTGAGCCTGCACGTTAGCCATCACGCCCACTATTCGCCGCAACACCCGCCGCTCCGCATCGATCAGCAATTTGTCTCGCGCATTGCCAATCACATACTCCACCGTCGTCTCACTCATCATCCACCACCTTTTCCCGAGGATAAGAAATAATGTGACGCGACCCCAAACACTCCATACCAGTCACCGACCGATGGGCCCGCAGCCACACCGTACCCGCGACTGAATTCACCAACCGCACCGGCCGCAGGCAGCACGGACATTTCCGCCGTGGTTCCGCGGCGATACATCGATCGACAATCCGCAGCGACCCACGCAGCGGCGCGGCCTGTGCAATCTCGATCGGTGTTGGATCTCGCGGCCGCAACACCTTCGGCTTCTTTACTGGAGTCAGACCAGCCTTCTCTGCCATGTCCGCTTGCCATTGGCCACCACATTGCGAAGCTAGTTTGGCCTGGCATTCTTTGCCGCACGTTTTGCGCGGTCGAAAATTAAAGACTTTCATTTTCTTTTTGCAGACAACGCACTTTTTAATCGCTGGCATTACGCACCCTCCGTTTTTAATTCCCGCAACCACTCCCGCAACAATTCAACCTCGACCGGCAGCAGCACGTTGACGATTCGCTTCAACGTCCCCAGTCGCAATTGCGAACGCTCAAACGCCGAAACCACTGCAGCGTCAAAATCTTTCACTGGTTTTGTTTTTTCCGGCGGATCATCGTCGGGCAATTCATCGTCTGGCTCCACATCCTCGTACACCACATCCGCCACAGCCTGCTTAAAATCCTTGGCCGTTGGCTCGCGGTTTTCCTCAGCGGCTTTCGCTGCGGCAGCCTCAACAACTGCCGCCTGCAATTCCGCCGGAGCCTTGCCCACCTCCCGATACTGCGATTCATTTTTTGGCTTTGACCGGCTGTCGCCAATTGGCGACAAATTTTCATCCACCTGCGCCGCCTGGATCATGCGATACGCATACGCCTTGCCCCAGCCCCAACGCTCCTTGGCATATGCCTCGAACGACTGATACCCATCGCGGTACAGCCGCTCGTCGCGGATCTTCCGCAACGCGTTGCCCACATCAAGAAAAGTCTCCAGGCCACTCGCAATGACAGATTCCAGGCGGGATAGTTGCGAAAGAGTGTCCATCGTCGGGACTCCGTTCTGTGTGGCGGGACATGAAAAAAGATTTGCCGGGATATGCCGCCCGGCGCGGCTCTGAAACGCGACCTCTCACAGCCGCGGTAAAGTGTTCGTCTATTCGGATTCGCAATCGTCGAGCAACACGCCGATCTCGTCGACTCGCTCCAACGCTTCCATCGGCAGTGGCATGTCGCGTAGTTGGTCGAGTAATTCTTTGATTCGATCGGTGGTGGTCATGTTATTCCTCTTCTTCGAATTCGCGCACAATCGTCCGCGAAAACGGAACGCCATTGCGGAATGTCGCAATCGAGATGCAGCACGGAGTCGAGCAGTTCGGCCAGTCGAATTTATTTAGGACGCGGGCTGGAACATCCCAGTCCATCTCAGCCGCGAACTCGGCAGCCTGGCTGTATTCGGTGAATAGGCGAACGGGGATGTCATCCATCGTGTGTGACAGAATGACCAGGTGCTGTGCATCCATACGGACGCCTCCGGCTAATAGAATCCTGTGCCGGTTTCAACTAATCCAGATTGGACAGTTAGAAGCCGTTCAAAAAAAGCCACACACTCGCTTTCCACGGCTTGTGTGCGACCAACTCAGAGAAATTTAGCAAACTGAAAAGCGTTTTGCAATATCGGTTACGCTATTTTTTTCGCTTTTGTTTTCGGGCGTCCAGAAGATTTACGCCATTCCTTAGCAATTAGCTTGATTTCCTTGGGTAAAAGCACGAAAGACGAGCCGTATTTTTCACCCAGTTGCAGACGTTTAACCCAGCGGCTAACCGTCGCAATGCTACATCCAATCTCTTTTGAGGCTTCTGTTGCTGTTTTTCCCATACGAGTCATAATACCACCTCGCAAATCGTTTTTCAATATTGCTACAATAAAAGCCCTGGCTGCGGTGGAAAATGACTTTGAACGGTTAAGCCAAACGCAACCAGGGCAGGGTGGCTGACGGGGCACGATCCCGCAACATCTTGAACCACAATCAAGTGCTCTACCAATTGAGCTACAGCCACCATCACGACCGGTACAAGCGGCATAATCAGCCTGATGAGCGCCGGAACCACAATCCTGGGCCTTAATTTGTCTTAATTGGGGGAGGGTAGCTGGAATAATCAGCAAGGCTTGACCAAGCTGAATTTGAATAAAGAAAGCGGCTCGGGTCGCTGTAGAAAGTCGAATGGATGCTTAGTGATAAATGGGGGCATTCATCATGTTGCTGACCGAAATTCTCACATCGATAAAGTCCGAGGTGGATATTGTCCACGGTACTTTCGAACAGTATGCACGCGCCGAACGACGACTAAGCGAACAGCTTGGCCGAGCCGCTGTGGTTACGGATCTCACGACCGACACAATCAATCATTTTTTGATCTGGCTGAAGTCGGAGCATCGTGTCACGAACACGACGACCCGCAATTATCGATCGGCAATTATCCGAATCTGGAACTTTGCGAGCGATCGATACGGGCATGATGCGTGCATTCCGCGCCGTCTCCGATCACCGAAAAAAGAGCCGGTGATTGTGCGAGCGTGGACGCTTCCCGAACTGCACATACTGATGCAGGCGGCTGAAGATATGCCGGGGCAACTCAGGTGCGGCGTGCCTGCTTCACTATTCATGTTGGCCTGGATCTGGGTTGGTTACGAAACTGGCTATCGGCCCGGTGATATTCGCGAAATCAAGTGGGGATCAGTCGACCTAGAAAAACGCACGATCACGATCGTGCAGCACAAAACAGGCAGAATCCATACATCTTTATTTAGCGAGCGGTCTGCCGAATTACTCAGGAAATTGCAGGCTTTCGGGGAGCAAAACGTGTTTCCGCTGGATAAAACAGGTGTGACCCGCTGGGAAGGAATTTTATTTAGAAGAGCGGAAAAACTGGGGTTCAAAAAGTTCGCGGGTCAGGGAATTGGTACATTAAGAAAGAGTCACGCCACACAAATCTATCAGCAGTCTGGCATTGCCGCCTCCGCTGAGTCCCTCGGGCATGTGAGCGGTGTGGCCGTTGCAAGAAATCATTATGTCGACGCAAGACAAAGAACAGGACACATCCCGCGCGCCCCAGGTGACGAGGGAAGCCATCAGCGCAGAGCGTGAGCGGTGCGTGGCTATCATCACGTCGCACATTGACGGCCAGCCCCCGGCCGTGGAGGCGTTACTGTTGCGGCTAATCAACTTGATCACCAGAGGCGAAGAATGAGCAAAACAGCATCCGGAATCCTGCTACTCACTGGCCTTGGCATAGCGGCGATGGCTGGCGTACTTGGGTCCGTATCCGCTAAAAATTACGACCTCGACCCGTCGCTAGATTGGAAATACGATTTGATTCAGTACAGCTCGATCGGTGGTATCGTGCTTGGAGTCGTGCTGTTTTTCCTGGGTGCGATGTGGTTTTCTCGATCAAAATAAAATTCCGCTTGACTCTCCGCGACCACTCGCTATCCTACAAGCTCTGAAACGCGATCTCCACGCCGCTGCACTCTCACCTTTAGCAGCGAGCATCTAATGGAAAAGACTTTTGCGGCCATCGCATGGACTGCATGCGACGACGAGCTGCCAGACGACGATATTGTCGTGCTGGTGGCTATTGACTCCGACAGCGATCCAGTTTGGATTGGCTCGTACGATTCGCAAACGCAGCAATGGTACACACCGGAGCATGCGACAATCTCGGTCACGCACTGGGCCGAAATGCCAGAAAGTCCGGTGCCAAATGTCGCGTGATAATCAATGGCCAGACGATGCCCCGGCGTCGCTCATTTACGCAACCGAAGCACTCACTTGGATTGCACCGATCGCTTTGATTAAACGGCTGTACTCAGTCCGTTTCAATCAATTGTTACCCTGTTTTTATTTTCTGGAATTTTGTCTAAACCCTATTGCATCGTATATACGATAGGTGTATATTAGAGACATGGCAAGCGAATGACGCGGGCCGAAAACGAAACCTAACCGGAGAATCAAAATGGCAACTGTAAGAATTACTGAAGGCAACCAACTGATCCTGGCCTGTGACGTTAGCGAAATCTCATCGCAAAATGAATTTATTCGCGGCCTAGTGGCGCAAGCTCAGGCCGCTAGCGATGGAATGGCAGAGCAAGAGGATGGCGAGGGTTGCTTGGTCACTGCCGTGGTGGATCGATAATAGTCCTCTCTAGTGATAAATTCACGCTAGGATTGCTGCATGGCCAGTGGGTGCATTGCTTTTACCGGGATGTACTGGTCGAGGTGGAGACAGTGAGTGGCGAGTACGCTACAGGCCGCCCGACCAACACGAAGAAAGGCCGCCCTGGATCTGGCGTGATCGTCAACGGCATGGTGCTAGTCCGGACGATGCTCGACGAACGGGCCGCCGTCGCCAAGCGATATGGCGTGCATCCATCCTGGAAAAACAAAGTTGATTCTGCGCGATATGCCTCGCATGACGGCGAGAGAATTGGCCGATAAACACGGCGTCAGCGTGCATGCGATTTACCAAATATCTGTGGCGTGGGGTGTCCGCTACAAATCGGCGAAGAAAGGAAGAGGTTGACAATGCCTAAATCCCTCGCAGACGGCCCAACGTCGATAGTCCCGGTACGGATGCCGGGACCGGAAAAGCAGGATGCGATTGATGCGTGCGATGACGGTGAGAATCTGTCGCAGTTTATCCGTGAGGCAACGCGGCGTGAGGTGAAACGAAGGCGGGCGGCGAAGAAGCGAAAGAAGACTAAATCGGGGTAACGGGCCGGGCGTTAGCCTGGCCGCCGCCGCGTTATAGAGCCGGCATGATTTTTTGCGACATGCGAGGTGTAGTTTGAAATTCGGTTCGCTGTTTGCCGGAATAGGCGGTTTAGATTTGGGGTTTGAGCGGGCTGGGTTTGAATGCGCATGGCAAGTCGAGATAGACCCATACTGCCGCAAGGTATTGCAAAAGCACTGGCCAGAGGTTCCGAAGCATGACGACATCCGAACATTTACCAACGCCCCATACGTCGATGTTATCGTCGGAGGCTTCCCCTGCCAAGATATTTCCTATGCCGGAAAAGGGGCAGGGCTCAGCGGAGAGCGAAGCGGGTTGTTCTACGAGGCAATGCGGGTGGTTCGCGAGGTGGGACCAAGAATCGTTGTCTTGGAAAACGTCGCAGCGTTGCTTACTAGAGGAATGGGCGACGTTCTCGGGACGTTGGCCTCGCTCGGGTACGATGCGGAATGGCATTGCATACCGGCGGCCGCCGTTGGTGCCCCGCATATCAGGGACAGGGTGTTCATATTGGCAAACAATGACAGTCACCACAGCAGAGCACCCGGGAAGGGTAAAGCTGAAGGAAGGCCAGCAGGATTGCTTGTCGATGCAAGTAAACCGGACACCGTCGCAAGCGAGCTTTCCAACACCGAAGGCATCAGACGCGGACAGAGGCGGACGCGGCGAGCTGCTGGCACTGGTGCGAGGAAAGAAGACCCGTCAAGCGTGGCCAACGCCAACGGCCAGGGGCTGGCGAAGCGGCAAGGGAAAGACACAAGCAGAGCGGGGGCGAACTGCCGGGCCCAGCCTATCCGAAGCGAGTGGTGGGAGTCTGAACCCGCAGTGGGTCGAGTGGCTGATGGGGTTCCCCGTCGTGTGGACAGACTTAGAGGACTCGGAAACGCCGTAGTCCCGCAGGTCGCGGAGTTCATTGCACGCGCATTGCTCGCCGGTATGGATGCCGGCGGAACGTCGCAGGATGCGGATTAAGTGAGTCCCGCGAGCGCTGCCCGCTTGGAGCGGGCGAAATGTATGCGTAGGATGCGGTCGCAAAATCAAAAAGACGCAGGTGAAGACACGATGTCGAACTCAATGCCGGCTCTATAACGCCCAGCGATAACCGCGTTGCGTCTCGAAGATTTTAGTTTTTGATACACGAAGGAATTAGCCAATGGCAGGTGAGACGGAAAATAAACAAGACAAAGCAACTGCGGTTGATCGTGTTGTTCACACGCCAGGACCGTGGAGGCAATTCGCGCCGGAGATTGACGGGCAGGTGTGCCAAGATTATCGGACGATACGTGGTGGCATGGGCCTGCGAGGCGAGGGGTTTGAGCTTACAGGGTTCGTTTCCGAGGCAGACGCAAGGCTGATCGCTGCGGCTCCTGAATTGCTAGAGGCGTGTCGGTTGGTCCTTGAGTCTATCTGGCAGACTGATATAGGTGGCGCTGTGCTGTGGATCAATCGCGGCTCAGGCGTCCATGAATCCGCCAGCGAGCGACTGATGGACGTGATTGAAAAAGCGACCGGCGAGGTCGTGTGAACGCTTGG